GCAATCTTAACATAAGTTACACCTACGTTAATTATGAATGAACAAAGTTTTGTAATTAAAGCTTGAACAACAGCATGAGTTCCAGAGGTACTAGTTACACCAGTTAAGCAATCAACTGTGTAAGGACCTTCAATAACAGCTATTTGTGCTTTTATTGTTGTAATGTCAGTAACAGTTGCTGTCACTTGAGTTTGTAAATCACAAACAGCTTGTATCAATGTTTCAAATAAAGCTGTAGCTGTAAGATCTCCACAAGTTGGTAAATACTTTTTAATGAGAGTACAAAGTATACTTTGTGGAATATCTATTTTAATTCCACTACCATCTATTGCAGAAGTTAAGAATCCTATCAATGCTTGTTCAACATAAGATAGAGAATCTCCAGTTTTAATACCAAGAACAGGAACATCTATTCCTGTATATCTAACGCACTGATCTGATGTTATTTCAGTGCAACCATTAAAGCAATTTGAGCAACTCATTATTTATATTTTAAAAGTTTAATTCTACTAGCAATTTGATTTGTTGTAAAAGAACATGCATAGTTACCATTAACAAGTCTACGCATCAATATTTCTTTGTATGTAAGAAGATCATTTGTTAATTCTCTATTGATAACCTTACCTAAAGAAAGTGTAATATTATTATACTCAGCTTTTGCTAAGTCAGTTATCTTACAATCTATATCAGAAAGTAGAGATGTAATACTAGCACATTCAGTGCAATCTGAAAGTCTGGGTGATAACATTTTTTAATTTTTTAATTTGTCCATTACAGTAAGCACACATGCCATTAATTAATTGACATCCACAGCCTACATTAGCTCCACATTTTGAACACTTTGCCATATTAGTAAAAGTTGGTTACATAATTATTACCAGAGCATTGACAACCATTTGTCATAAAGTTGTTAAGCATATTCTTTGCCTGGTTGTATAGTTTATTAGCTTGATCTATAGCACAGTTATTAGCAGCAGAAACTGCTCCTTGCATCATAAAGTCTATAGAGCTTAAGTTTACTTTTTGTTGTTTCTTAATAGCAAGATCACATTCCATCATATCAAGCTTCATGAATGCCTCATCATATTTCTCTTGTAATTGATCAATCTTCATAATTGATCTCTCCACAAAATTCTCATATGCAGGAGCAACAGAATATCTTAAATGATAAACTCCATCAGGAAGAGGTACTAGATTACAGTCATCACAAGTTAGTCCTAATAATGCAGAATTAAAAATATTTGTACTGTTTATGTGGAATGGAAGAACCACTTTACCAAATCCAGGTATAGTGATTTCAATAGTTGGAGAAACTACAGGAGGAGCTACAGGATAAGTGGAAGCATCTACAATTGATAATAATGTACTTGTATATGTAGGAACCACTAATATATCTAATCTTAAATTTGACATGAGCTTAAAATAAATATGCCAGAGGATTGAGTTTGATCCTCTCACCTCTGGCATAGGTTATATGATTTCTTTTCTTTTCTCTTAAGGAATCAAAGTAGATGTTGTTGAAGTACTAGGCCATGTAGTAGTAGTAGTACTAGTTGTAGTGATACAAGTATTATCACCAGCAACAGTACCTAAAGCAGGATTTAAGATAGCAAGTAAAGCAGTTTCTTCAGAGCTACTTTTTACTACAGCAATGATTACAGTTGAATCTTCATGGATATAATCACCCCACTGATAAGCAGATTTATCATACTCATTAAACTTGATGTAATAAGTGTTATAAGTTGAACCAGCACTTACCCAGCTTTCAAAGTTCTCATTGTAACCAGCCATTCTGTAAAGATGCTTCAAATAACCAGCTTGGTAGCTGTAGAAGTTCTTTTCTAATTGTGCAATCTCATCAGATGTTCCATCAGGATAAGAAGCACGTTGAGTGATAACAGAATCAGCAACAATATTACAATTGTCAGCAACAATGAAATCAGCAGTTGTAGCAGGACCAGAATAAACGAAAGTACGGAAGTACATTCTGTCATATTCGTAAGGGAATGCAGCAACATCACAAGGTTGACCATACTTAGTTAATGGTTTACCAGAGATACGTAAGATTGCAGATGCATTGTTACCAATTCTTTGGAATTGATAGAAAGTGTTAAAGCTAATGTTATCTGGGTTGATACCAGGACCTTGTTGTTGAAGTTTCAAGATGAAAGCATCAATTAAACCAGGAACATCAACTGTATCACATGGGTTTCCACCACAGTCACAACAAGGTGCTTGTACAGTTACTGAACGTGTAAAACCATTGAAATACAAAGTATCAATGTAAGAAGAGTGTGCACGTAATGTTAAAGTTACGATATCACCACATTTTACATTAAAATTAGATACATCAGTTACCTGAGTAGCAGCTGTAGCACAGCCAGTTACTTTGTACCATTCTGTTACGTTAGTTCCAGAACCAGCATTGTTTTTACCAGAGATCTTGTCAGATCTTTTAGAGCCTTGTAAATAAGTGTTTGTTCTACCTTGTGCAATGTAGAAATAAGGAGCAGCTGCGATGTTACCAGCAGTAGCTACAGCATAATCATTTTTGAAAACACCTACCTTACCAGCAGTTAAATCTTGCGTAGAACCAGAACTAGCAATTGTACTGCCACTGGGAACTACGAAGAGCGTAGTTAATGAAAAATCAGCCATTTTGTTTATATTTAATTGTTAAAAAATTACTCGTTTGTTTGTATTCTCATAGCAGCACTTTGAACAGCAGATTGATTCTCTGTATACATTGCTAAGTTCTCTACTGTCAAATCTAGAAGTTCATCTTCTAGGTATGTTTCTAATTCACAATCCTGATCAAATGATGGTTGCCCATCTAGCATAATATATCCTGTTTTATTGATATACTCAGGGTATCTCATGTAACTTACATAGATATTTGTAGGTGTAAATGTACCATCTGTAAAAACAGATATTTCATCTGAGGATAAGAAGTTGAATGTCTCTTGATATTCAAATGATGGCTTGTAGTGTTCATTATTTAGAATAAACTGAAGATCACTATGTTTAGCCATATCTCTGTTAATCCAAATCTTTCTATCTTTACATCTTCCCTTATCAGCTAATATATATGAATCTACATAGAACATATATTTAGGAGAGAGTAAGTGAATATTAGCAGCCCACTGATTTAGTTCTTTATTCTTAATCTTTAGTTTTAACTTACCATTATTATAAGCTACTACTAAGCTCTGAAGATCTTCATATCTTTTCTTGAAAGAATCAAGTCCCATTCCAGAGTTTGTACTTTGACCATCAACCTTTTGCTTTATTAGCTTAATCTGAGCTTCATTTAGAGCTAATATCTTATCTTCTAATTGAATCTGTTGATGTTCATTAGTAGATAGTTTATTTAGTCTTTGGTCAATCTTATATAATAAACTATCTACTGGTATCATACGGAGGCTAGTTTCTTAGTTTTTAATTTTTGTTCAAGTGTGATTAGTTCATCCTGATTATCATCATCAGCTAAGAACTTCACTAAATCATCTTCATCTTTAGCAACTTCAAACTCACCTTCATAGATTTTACCATTTGGTTTCAAACGATAAACTGAGTGAGTGATAGCTTGCTTTACAAGATCTTTAATATGTAGTAAGTTTTCCTTCATGTCTGCAAATCTATTGAATACTTCAATTGGATTTAATCCTTGGAATTTGCCATTCTTGAATTCTGTTTGTTTAAGCATGTTATCTACTTGATTGTAAACAGATTCTTCTTTTGTATCTTCTGTTACTGGAAGTCCTAACAATCTAGCAACTTTTTTCTTTTTATCTGGAGTCATAGAATCAAACTTAACAATAGCTTTATTAATAAGTTGTTTCTTCTTATAAACTACTGCATTTTCAATTTCATCATCAGCTACATAGAACTGAGTTTCTGCAGAGAATTCACCTCTTTCCCAAGCTTGATAACTAGAAGCAATTGTTGGATGAACTCTCAACCATGCAAATGCTAATTCTTGGAAAGGGATAGAAAGATCAAAGTAATTATCACCATCTAATAACTTAACAGCTTGCACATGCATTATATCTTCTGTAGAAGTAGAGAGTCCATAGTTCCAGAAAGATGAACGAGGTCCTAGGTCAATATCACCTAGTGCAGATTCAAGCTTTTGTTTTAAAGCTGTAACACGTTCAATTTCCATTTCTTTCTCTAAAGGATCTTGTATTCTTCTGATGTATGAAGCATTAGGATCTAATCCTGTTCTATACTGTCCATCAAGTTCTTTATAAGGATACTTGAATACACCTGTACCAGGAATTCTTGTCATACCTTTAGAAGCTAAACCACCTTGCATTGTTTGCAATTGTAAATTGTTATACTCCTTTTTAATAGTGGAGATTTTGCCTGTCTTACCCATAATGTAGTTATTTATTTGGTTTTAATTAGCAGAGAAGTGAGCATCGAAGCCCTAAGCAAACAGACATATAATCTGATTCTTATCTCTGTGACTTGAGAGGATGCTCCCTCCACTGAAGGAGGGAGGAACATCATCTCGGTAGGTTAAATGATTCAGGTGCTGTTCTAATGGTAAGCACAAGAATACTGTTATTAGAATTGTGGAATCTCTTCAATCAAAACTGTACGTGATAAGTCTTCAATGAAAACATCACAACGGTCTTTCATCCAGATTTCATATCCTGGGAATTTATTCGCAGAACTCATACCTTGAGACATAGCAAAACCTAAGTGGTGACGAGTACCATCGATATAACCCCAAGTCATAGAAGGAGCACCTTTCATTCTTACTTCTCTGATGTTGTTAACCATTGAACCATCACTCATTGGTGATACATCAAATA